AGAAGTTTAATTGATGTTATTGAGGAATTTTAATGAAAACGCTATATGAAGTATTTGATGAATTTGAAACTTGTCAAAATAAAAAAGAGAGAATGGATGTTATTGGCCAAAATCTCACACAAACACTAGTTGATGTTTTTAAATTGACATATCATCCCGATTTTCAATGGAAAGTAAAAGAATTACCTGATAACTACAAAGTACCAACTGATATGTTACCTGGTATCACACATGATAGTCTAGCACACCAGTTGCGTAGACTGTACATGTTTCAAGAAGGCAATCAGACAGCTGAAAACTTGACAGATAGAAGAAGAAACGAACTATTGATTCAGATGTTAGAATCAATTGAACCAAGAGAAGCGGAAATCTTATTGGGTATATTCCAAAAAGATTTGGGAGTAAAAGGGTTAGATTACAAATTTGTAAAAGAGGCATTTCCAGACCTTCTACCATAATGGACAAAGAAAGAATTATTGTCGTATCCGGCGAATTTGATCCTATCTCTTATAATGAATTTAAACTATTGAAAAAGTGCAAGTCAAAGTGTGATTGGCTTGTTGTCGGCGTCCATTCTGACGCTTACATGAAGTTACTCAAGGACGGCTTCAAAAATACACACGACCAAAGAAAAGAAGTAATAGAAAGTTTTCCATTTGTTGATGAAGTATTTACATTCAATGATATGGACGGAACATCATGCAATTTGTTGAAATTAATTAAAATGTGCTACCCAATGTCGAATATAATCTATGTGTCACAAACAGACATAACAAATATGCCAGAATCTCGTATTCGTGGTATAACCTTTGAGACTATTAAATAAGGAGTTAAATTAAAGTGTCAAAATTTTCAGGTAAGTTTCGTAATTATGACGATGATGATAATTTCAATTTTCAATCAAGAAAAAAGAAAAAAGAACAACAAAAAACCACAAGAAAAAAGTCTAATTATGATGATTATGATTATTTCATGGGTAATGAGGATTATCAAAAACCTGGTAGAAGAAAAGCAAGACAGTTTGGTTAACCCCTAGTGTTGTTTTCATGCAACACACATATTGACAAATATCCTGAATAGTGTATAATACACTCATTCGTTGGAGAAATTTTATGATGTTCTATGTACGCCCACCCAAGTCAAAGGCCAAAAAAGTGCCTAAGGCTAAACTCGAGCAGTACGAAAAATGGTTGCAATCACACCAACCAACAAAACCCCTTAAAATCCAAAAAACCAACAATGCATTGACTGGTTATAAGCTGTCAACACCTGTTGGCCGTGAAACCAAACAATACAAATCGTTAAATACTGGTGAAACCGGTGCAACCAAAGCTGCACCAAAGGTTTACACTGGCACAAACATGCTTGGCATTGCAACAATGCACAAGTCCAACGCTGTTCCTGTGTTTAACAGTGAATCAGCTGTAGAAATTTCAAACATGAGGCGTTAAAATGAGTAAAAAATTAAGTTTTGTTGTAAAATTACAACGACCGGTGTGTCGTACACCAATCAAACCTGTGCAAGCGCATAAAAATGTCGCAAAATTTAGTCGTAAAAATGATAAAAAAGAGATTTTGTCGCAAATCACTGAGCTAGGAGCGTAAAATGTCGCAAAATACTGAGCTAAAAGAAGTACCGATTGACTGGAAACCTTTGGATCAAGTTATTCGTGAATGGGCAGTCATGTCCCAATTCGAAAAAGATCAAGATTGGTACAAAAAACTGAAGGAACAGCACGAATGAGCAAAGTTTACAACTACGAAGATATTTTTGAAGATATTCCTGGCGATCCCGACAACATTTTGCTAAAATTTCCACCGGAAATGTTGGAAGAAACCGGCTGGAAAGAAGGCGACACGATTAATATTGAACTTGTGAACGGAAGTTTACATATTTCAAAAAAAGATGTTGCAGAAAAACAACTCAGCCTTGATTTTTGATTATTTGTGTGATATAATAGAGTTATCACACAGGAGTTTTTATGGAATTAATTGAATCTAAATCGTTGCTAGCCAAATTGATGGCTACAGAGAACCTAACGATTGAACAGCGGCCAGTACAAACAGCATCCTTTGATGTTCGCAACCGTGTTTTGACTGTACCCGTACTTGACAAGAATATTTCAAATGAAATTTATGACCTGTTCATGGGACACGAAGTTGGTCATGCTCTCTACACTCCAGTGGAAGGAATGGTCAAGGCCAGAGAATTAAAATTAAATGGTGATGTAACCAATGTGGTCGAAGATTCCCGCATTGAACGAAAAATCAAATACAAATATCCGGGTCTCAAAAATTCTTTTGTCAGAGCTTATAAAGAGCTTATGGACAAAGATTTCTTTGGTGTTAAAGATTCTGATATCAATAAATTAAATTTCTTGGATCGAATCAACCTTCACTGCAAAGGTGGAGCAGCATTGCGTATCCAATTCAATGATGTTGAGCGTGGTTTGCTTGGAGAAGTCGAAACTACCGAAACCTATGATGATGTAATCGAAGTATCTAAAAAGATTATCGAATACATGAAAAAGCAATTGGAAGAAGAACAACGCCTTAAAGCTATTAAAGGTAAAGGTGAAGATGATGGTGATGATGGTGATGGTGAAACTGATGAAGATGACTTCTTTAATGCTGAAGAAGAACCGACATATTATTCTTCCGATGATAAAACAGATTCTGGTGAAGAAGTAAAAATTTCCGGTTCAAAAAATGATGAAGATGGTAATACAGGTCTTGAAGAAAAGATTAAGTCACACACAGACGAGTCATTCCGCAAGAATGAAAAAACATTGTTTGAAACTAATCCTGGAACATATGCTTATGCCAACATTCCAGAAATAGATACGAAACGAATTTTTGACTATAAAGATTTGTGGAAAAAATACAAACAAGAATCTCATACCGTTTGTACCGAATCGTACATAAAAATTCGTAATGAAAGTAACAAGGTTGTTTCATATCTCGTTAAAGAATTCGAAATGCGTAAAAACGCCGATCAATTGAAGCGTGCTTCGGTTGCAAAAACTGGTGAACTGAATATGAGTAAAATATATTCATATCAATTCAGTGAAGATATCTTCAAAAAGATTACGGTTGTGCCCGGTGGTAAGTCACATGGCCTTGTGATGTTCCTTGATTGGTCTGGTTCGATGGTTGAACATCTTGGTAACACCGTCAAACAACTAATCAACCTCACATTGTTTTGTAAGAAGGTAAATATTCCTTATGAAGTGTATGCTTTTATTGAGGATCCTACATCCGAAAATTATATAAAACCAAGCAATAAAAAAGGTGATCTTTCATTTAGAGGTTTTGGCCTTTGCAATTTATTGTCCAGTAAAATGACAAGTGCAGAGTTTACCTATGCAGCTTCTGGTCTTGTGTATATGTCTGGGCTTTCGAAAATTAGTTCCAGAGCAGGTTATACTCCACACTGGTTGTCTATGAGTGGTACACCTTTGAATGAAGCAATTATTTGTTCGATGGCAATTGTTCCTGAGTTTCAGAAAAAGTATAAACTGCAAGTTGTTAATACCATCTTTTTGACAGACGGTGAAGGCCGTGAACTCCGTGACATTGTTGATACAGAAGATGGTTACTACAGAGCAAACCGTACCAAAGCAGAAACTCTTGTGATGCGTGATCCGATTACCAAGAGACAAGAATCGTTCAGCACAAGAGCATCATATGGTTCTGGTTTGCAAACCAAAGCTTTGATAAAGTTGTTGAGAGCAAGAACCAATTCCAATGTAATTGGATTCTATGTTATTTCTGGTCGTGACTTTGGTCGTAAATTGGTAGAATGGTTTCCAAAACAAACCAATCACGAAGAACTCAAAGCGGATTTCCGTAAAAATAAATTTATGGTCCTCCAGAACAGTGGATATAATGAATATTATATTTTACGATCAAATGGCCTAGATACAGAAGAAGATTCAACTTTTGAAGTAAAAGAAAATTCAACCTTCAGGGGTATTGCATCGGCTTTTGCAAAATACAATGGCAACCGAATTAGTAGCCGTGTTGTATTAAATCGTTTTATTGGGTTAATAACTTAAAAAGGAATTAAAATGGAAATGTATTCAGAATTTTTTAATGGTGATAGAAAATCAACCATGACACGCAAAGAACATGGCCTTATGACAAGCTGGATTGTTGAAATGTATATTAATGGACGCATCGTTCAAAAAATAACATTGAGTGATGAACTCAAGGCTAAATCTTTGGCAGAAAATTTTATCAGTATTGATGGTCAAGCAGTACAAACATTGCTCAGCGAATTTGTATGAAAATCGACAAACAGACTAAAGAGGTTTTCTGTATTGCACAGGAAGAATGTGCCGAAGTTACACAAGCCATTTCGAAAATATTCCGATTTGGTTTTGATTCGGTACATCCTGTAACGCAAAAGACAAATCAACAAAGTCTGGAAGAAGAAGTTGGTGATTTACTGGCAATGGTTGACATTATGATGGAAAAGTGTATAATATCAGATTCTAATGTTAATGCCGCCCGTCAGGCAAAAAAAGAGAAACTTAAAATTTGGTCAAGCATTGAGGTGTAAAATGGAATATGATTATGTACGATTTGAACAACTGATACAAAACCTTTTAGAGGACATGTATTATGATCCAGATGACTTGACTATTGGTGAAGATATCTCACACATACCTGAAGTCAAAATAATCTTTGATGGTTATGGTGATTTGGAAGATGAGGATGAAGATGGTGAATATCGTTACACCGAAGGTGGTAACACCAATATGGAATCGTATGCAATCTTTCTACACAAAGACTCTTTGACCGAAGAATTTGTATTTCCGCCGCATGATGTATATGCTTTCACTTTTGGTTCAATGTTACAACACCGACCAAAAGAAGAAGTGTGTATCTATGCATGGCATGATGTTGAGAATGGTACTTGGGACATTCTTCCATTGGAAGATAGGTTGTCCGAAGATAACTCAATGAACGAAGAAGATGTTATGAAAATTTTGGAAGGCTTGTATGTCAAATATTATGCATAAATTGATGGACAAGATTGGCCGTTATCGGTTGATTTTAGATAGAGTGACAAAAGAACCGTACATGCATCGGTACTATTTGTTTCTCAAAGATCGTAAATGGTTTCCTTTTAATGTGGTATTGCACAAGATTGTAAAATCGGATGAACCTATTTTCCATGACCATCCATGGCCATTTATGACCGTGATTATCAAAGGTGGTTATTGGGAACACACACCAGTCTTGGACGATAATGGTAGACAGATTGCTGACATTACACAATGGCGTGGTCCAGGTTCAATCATCAAGCGTGGTTCAAAAGAGTATCATTGGTTGGAACTTCATAACAACGAACCAGTAACCACATTGTTCTTCATGGGTCCACAACTCCGTGAATGGGGTTTCCTCAGAGACAAGTGGATACATAATGAAGAATACTTGAAACAAAGATTGGCAAAATGAGTGATGAACAGGTGATGGCCATGTACGAAAAATTGAAACAACATTTCGGTGATAAACTGCCGGACCCGGAACATCAACCAATGCAATTTGCATACTTTGTGAAGATATACAAATATTATCATGGAGGTACAATATGAGTAGATTGGTAGATGCGATAGAAGAATTGGGTCGTTACATGAGAGATCCACGCATGGATGGTTTTTCATCTTTTGCGGCCAAACAAAAAATATATCAAGTTCTATGGGAATGTGAAAAGCAATTGAAAGATTCACCAACATACTCTATAGAGGAAGAATGGCTTAATGAGAATCGAAAACAGAATTAAAGAGTATCATATTCAACAAAGGCGGTTGCAGGATCGCCGTCAAGAAGAACATGTACAAGAGAAAAGAATTCTTGAAGAAAAACGCAAAGAAAGAATTCGTCAAATTAATAAACATCGTGTAGATGTATACGCATAAGAATAAAAAATGGGAATAAAATTTGGCCAAGGAATCAAAATAGGTACTGGCGTAAGTTTAGGTAACACATTGGCTGGCCAAAGTGTTTACACAACACCAGGAACATATAGTTGGACAGCTCCAGCAGGAGTGACTAGTGTTTGTGTTGTTTGTATTGGTGGTGGTGGCGGCGGCCATTGGGGTCTTGGTTATAATAATAGAGGCCTCGGTGGCGGCGGCGGTGGAGGCCTTGGCTGGAAAAATAATATATCAGTAACTCCCGGTGTATCCTATACCGTAGTTGTCGGTGCGGCCGGCATTTCCGACACTGGTTTAGGTACTGGTGGTACAGATGGTGGTGACAGTTACTTTATTGATGCAGCAACGATAAAAGGTGGCGGAGGCAAAAAAGGTATAGGAAATACTGCCGGTGGGCTTGGTGGTAGTTATGTTGGTGATGGTGGTGGCAACGGCGGCGCAGGCGGCACATGTACTGCAAACTTTAACGGCGCCGGAGGCGGAGGCGCCGGAGGTTATTCCGGCACCGGTGGCCTCGGCGGTTCTCGGGGTGCTGGAAATAGTGGCTTTGGTGGTGGTGCCGGCGGCGGCGCTGGTGCAAATAACATTGGTGGTGGCGGTGGAGGTGGAGGCACTGGATTAAATGGCCAAGGCGGCAGTGGTGGTGGCGGTGTTCATGGAGTAACGGTAACTCTTGCTGGCGGCGGAGGATCAGGTGGTGCTGGTGGCAATTCTGGTAAAGTTCAAAATCTTGATAGTTGGGCCGGCGGCGGTGGCAACTATGGTGGTGGATCGGGTTCAGTTGCCTACAATACTGGTGGAGAATTCTTTGTAGGATCCGCAGGCTCGGGTGCTGTTAGAATTATTTGGGGTCCAAACAGAGAATTTCCTTCATTCAATACAGGCGTTTTTTAAAATTATGAGCTCAAGTGATTGGTCGTTTATATTATTTGTTTTCCTTTGTTTCTTTCTTTTCTCTGGTGAACCAGATGTATGGGACAAGGCTCACGAATACACAATGAAAAAATTCGAAACAAATCCATGAAATACATCTGGATGGCCATCAAGACCGCAATG